GTAGACTTTAATATCTATCTAGAGTCCAGCACACATCTAAAGAAAATGAAAACTCCATCGCTGGAGAAAAGAATGTGTGGACACTAATCAGTATCAGGTTCAGGGGGCAACTCTCGCAAGAGTTTTTCTTCCTCCTCGGCATCCCACATCACTATTTGTGACCAGGTCGCCTTCCCCTTACCTTTTGTGTCTTTATGGCATGGCTTAGGTTTATAAAACCAGCCATGACCATAACTGTACCAAGATTTGAATGTTCTAACAGTCAAACCAAACGTTTTACGCACGAAAAGTTTTGAAGCTTTCAAAACTTTGGAACAGGGTTTTGCAATAAACTTGTTATACCATAGTTTACCGGTTCCTAGAACATGTTTATCTATAAACAAAAAGAATTTATCCGTTATAGTGGACTCATTCTTCTCTTCCTGGGTTTTAGCAAAGGAAACTCGCTTAGACAAGTTCACTTTGGATCTCTCTATCAGCTTCTCTAGCTCACACCTATACCAGGAAGCGGTCTTTAAGGACCAATGGCTGAAGTCTTGTAAAAGACCATGCAACCAACCTGCTAGAACCATAGATTTGGATCTAGTGGTTACGTTGATGAAGGCCAATGCGGCCTTGACAACTCCAAGGAAACCCTGCAATTTCTTGGTCTTGGGAGCGGTGTTGAGCATCATGAGCAACTTGTGGGCGCGTTCCCTCACATTAGCTTCCGAAATCACAACAGCTTCTCTCAGGTACTTGAGGGCTGTCTTACCCAGCATCCTTTCAAGCCCAGAAGATACCACAATTTCAACCCTTGGAGGTGGCAAGGGTGCATTCGGTATACCCAGAATACCGGCCTCCACTCGACCAGACAAAGCTTCAGAGTATTGCACTTGCAACTTTTGTACTTTGTCATTCAGCCTAGTGACCAGCTCCTTGGACTCTTTGCATGCTGCCTTGCTGGCTTCATTCATTGAGTTCATGGTTTGAAGGTTGGTGGACAAAGATTTGGCTCGAGCAACCGAAGCCGACAACTTGTCTCCAAGCAATTGAACTTCATCGGGGTCGGAAGCAGTCCTGCGGCTACTCTCCAACTGCTTTTTCAAATTGGAGTTCTGCAGTTGAACCTCATGCAACTCCGCCTTGATGGGGGCGGATTCCGCAGCAATTTGTGTCTGCAGGGTGTCCCGATCTTCCATCAAAGCTTCGAAAGCAGTTTGTGCTGAAGAAAGCTCGGCACGGGTTTCTTTCAACTCCGACTTTGCTACATCGAGAGCTCCTGAAAGAGCGTCGTGTGACACTTTCCAATCCACACAGTGTTGACGCAAGAGTTTCACCTCATCGCGTTGAGCTAGTGTATCTGTGGGCAACTGCTCGATCAAACTATCCATCCTTCGAGATGTTTTCTTAGAAAGCCAATAACCTTTCTCGCCTGAGAGGGAAATTTCTTTCTTTTGGAACCCCGCAATAAGGGTGTCCAGTTCCGCACGTGGGTCCTGGGTTTCTTGTGAAGACGACATTTTCACTACCATACGGCTACTGCCCTATGGTTTCTAGACTCTATAGCTTAATGTTCAAAATATTAAACATCGTCCACTAATAGGTCCTCATCAGGTACAAGGGAAAAATCCGCTAAAAGTTTGGAAATCCGGTCAACCTCATACACCCAATTATTGTCTTGTCCCACAATATTGGTTTTAGGGTTAGGTACATCAGTGGTGCCAGACTTAGGGTCATTCACCAAAGCCGAGAATAAATTTTTGACTGAAAAAGCTGACCCAGCAATTCGGTGCAAACTTAAGGCATCTGGTGGATATGAATAAGCTGAACCATCAGACACAATAGTGCCAATTAAGCCACGGACACCGCCAATTACCATGTCTAGCAAATTCTCATGGCTCGGCACTTGTGAAGAAGAAAACCTGCCGGAACCTGTGTCCACTAGTGGCACAGTATCTCCCCAAGTGCTAGCTCTATCATTAGCAACCACCGATGCTGCAAACACCGGGGACATATTGGCGATGAAAACTTGGGCAACCCTGGATAAATTCTTAAAATTTTCACCATGAAGACTAGTTTCAGGTATATCCAACACTTCGGCAACTGAACTGGGCGAAATTTTTGCAGCTATGGCAACTGGCAACCCACCAGCAATCAAGGGACCTAACAACTTGGCGTCCAGCCTAGTCTTGGGTCTATCCTTAAAACCTGTGTCGAAAGTCACACAAATTGCCGTGCCATTGCACGTCCGGCCCACTCTGCCAGCTCTCTGGTTGTAAGTTCCAGAGTCTAGCGCATAAACTTTGTCTTTGCCGCCGTAAACCCAATTGGGGAAGACTATCACAGCCAAGCCAGGTATGGTCACGCCAACATCAATAACAGAAGTGCACCAGTATCTGGTGGCGTTTGTGTCCAAAGAGGTGCCATGCTTTCCAGACAGCACTTGACTAGGCAGTCCACATGACATAGCGCAATCTTCAGCTTGTTCAGGTGTGTCAACTATGAAAGCCATTTTGACCCTGCTAGGGTTGCTCTTGGACAACTCCAAACAATGATTGACAAAATGCTTAGCAAAACGGGAAGTTTCAGTAAGGTGCACGCGCTTATGTTCAGTATCCCAAAGAGTGGCCACAGGAATCTCAACAAACAGGTGGCTCATGTTTTCTTGCGATGGCGTAGGTGTGGCAGACATAAACACCGTAGGCCACTTCATGCCTAAGAGGAATGCTCGTGCCACCACATACGATGGTTCATCTAAATGACATTCATCTAAAACATATAGAAAACTTTCCCCGCCCATGTGCTGCAACGAAGCAAAGAAATATTCTGGAGTAACAAACCATATCCGCTTTGTTCTATCTAAAATATGCCCCGAGGTACCACCGGAACAACTCATGCCTAGTTTCATCGAGCAAAATTCAGACAGGCCAGCCACCAAAAGGGACCGAGGTTCAATAACCACCACTCTACGGTGGGTGGCCATGGACAACGATGACAGATGTTGCACCAAATCAGTCGACTTTCCCGTGCCAGTGGGCGACTTTACCACCATGACACCTGACCCCAACTGTTTGAATAGAGGGTCCACTTCATGGAAATTAGCCGGCACATTTGACCATATGGAAACCAACAAAAGGTTCCAAATAAGGTCAACCAATGCACCAATATCGGGTAGTGAAACCGATGACACCAAAGAAAACCAATCGGGAATGTGGATCAAACCTAGAAAAGAAACCACTAGCAAAAGGTCTATGTCTCCTGAAGGTCTAGGCACGTCCAACTGAACTTTGCCATTGATCAAGAATTGCCAATTGGCGACTTTTCTGAGGAGCAATTCGGTCCAGGCCAACCATCGACGATTACCAGACCAATGTCTGTACAACATAAACAACCAATGCCTAACGAGTAATGTGGACGTGTTGTCATCGGAAATACCAGGCGTATACAAGCCACAATCAAGGAATTTGTAAGGGGTCATGGCCATTAAATATTTAATATGGCCAATGCTGAGCGCGCTGTTACTCCTCGCCACCAAATTCACAGGCCAAAAAGGGAGGGATCCAAACTTAAGTTGAAGAGACCTCATAAATCCAAAATTAAATGTTGAAGGATTGAACAAATCGGGCACAGCGGCGAGGGCCACCAAAAGATGGTCTCCCAATGTGGGAGTCCCATACGTAAGCAACTCACCATTGTTCACATATCTTTCTTCATCGTCCTCGAAATCTGTTTGAGGACAACCAGATGGTTTGTACCACATTTTCAGTACATCTTTATATGATGGCACCACCATGCGAGATCCTTTAACTACAGACGCTAAGGCCTTACTAGAGGTCAACAATCCTAAAATGGAGTCGTACACATCTTTATGGTGTGCACAAAGAGTCATGTAGCTAATAAGTCTACGAGCCCTGTACGACGGATTTGACTTGACAATAGGGGCAGTCAATTTACCAATTAGTCTGCTACGATCGTGCCACACGACCATTGGCGGGGTTGGTAAATTACAGTCCAAAAAGTCTTTGGCCCTAGAAGGTGTCAATTTAGAAGCTCTTTTAGCCAAAAAGCTACATTCATATAAATTGTTTTTGGTGATTAAATTGTTCTTCACTCCCCAGAACATCATAGTCTTGGATATATTGGAAGGTTTCCAAGATAAAGGGCGGACATGGGAGATGGACAAAATGTGATCATCACCAAAACACGAGAGCTCATTATGGTGCATGAACTCGACAGCAGTTTTTCCAGTCAACTGCTTCCAAGCCATCATGTAGAAAGTGACAGTGGCTAGACTGTTATCCATAGATGTAGACGAATGCCCAGTGGTCAAACCTGTGCTTTTCCTCCACAAGTTACCCGTACTAGTTTGGCCTAGTACTTGACCAACGACTTGGTCATAATTCACATCCACCAGATTTGCTATGGCTGACCTGTCTTTGTGGCTGCTAAAACCCCTCTTTCTAATCATTTTCACCATGTCAATAACGGGACCACTCAAAGTAGAATCAAAAGAGGAAAAGTCACCTTCACAATGAATTTGATGGCGGGAATGCCGGTCAAAAAGCCTGGCCATCCAAAAACCATTTAGGGGCATGCCAATCTTAATAGGAGTGGTATCCCACGAAAATCTGTGGTTAGGTCCATAGTTGAAGATGGTAGACATGATATATTGACTCAAAGGTGATCCAATAATGGACCTCACCTTGTTGTTCATCCATTTGGACGGTGGCAGCGACTCATCCTTAACGGAAACATGAGCCACTGGCAAAACTCTAGATGCCATATAAAAAGTTTTGCGCCACAATTCTTTAAAGGCATGGAAACCTATACTAGAGATGAAAGACCTTCTAGAGACTTTCCTTCGCTTGCCAGGGTCACTATTCTCAGTGGCCATGAAGAACCCAAGAGCATATTTCTTCTCCCACATCTTGATGATGTAATTAAAAGGTGTTAACTTGGAGTGTTTAAAAATGTCGGACACCACGTGCCACACCATATCCACATCTACGGGCATAGAAGGGTCGACCACAGGTTTGAAATATCTGCTAGTAGACTCGAGCTCATTGTAGGTGTTTTTGTAGCTTTCAGTGCGATTGTACATTTCAGAAATGCTCGTCAAATGCAAAAGATTTTGTTCAAGGTACGTATGTGAATTTCTGATTCCAGTACGAATATCGGAGCCACCTATTAGGAATTCTTTGAACTTCGCCACTAAAGGGGCATCTTCATCAGCGTCTGTCAACTCCACATTTACAGGCCAACCAAGCTCTTTCATGATCGACCTGCCAATTTCGACATTTTGCGCAGAAGGGGTCGTGGAAAAACGGCCCCGCACAAAGGCTGGAAGAGAAACATCATTAATAAAGTGGACAGACCTAATGACGAAACTTCGGAACAGGGGTTTGTATTTTCGCAAACCGCTAGACATCCTATTGGAGTAATTTCTGGACACTTCTGAATTTAAAGCTTCCAGCATTATCACAATATTGGTCAACAGTACGGTAAATCTAAGAAACAATGCCTGCTTTATCAATGAAGTCACTGAAGTTCCACCAAAAGCTGACAAAATCAAAAATTTGGACAATACCCAAACACCATCCAACAATAGGTAGAATGGTATGTTGTACAACACAATGCACCACACAAACAACAGCCAAAAGAGCCAATTGGCCAATTTTACTATTCTCTTCACCACTATGAAAGTCCACAAACCAACGCCCATGGTTATGACGGACTTGTAGTTTACCATAGAAGTGGCATCATCGAGGAAAAGTATGCATCGAGACCACCATAATGACCCCAACACAGTTATGCCAGCCCGACCTTGCTTGCATCCAGCACCAGGGTCCAAATTCAAGGCAGAGCACAACATCTCAACCCATGGCTCAGATCGGTCCCACCCCCACAATATACTCGCTTCAAAAAGCGCTTGCGTTCCAAGTAGCCATGAAGCAAAACCGGTGTGCTCAGTGTCATGCCATAACGCTTTGGCCTTACCAACCGAGCGTATCTTGTCAGCTTCACACTTGATGCCATTAACGATGCCCAGCAAGAACCACAGCATAAACCATGGACCACACAACAACAAAACTGCTATTGGAAAACTATACCACCAAAGCAAAGTGTACACCAAAATAGGTGTCACGCCAAAAGGCAACAATAAACACAGGCACAAAAGCGCCAGTGGAAAAAGGGATAATAAAACCCCGACCAAAACGTAAAATATAAACATAATGCTACACTGCGCTAAATGCCCAGTGTTTCGTCTGAGACTCATCAGGCCAACAGTAAAACACTAAATACTGT